ATCAGTTGCATCTTTTATAGGAGGCGGTGCTATAATTTTCCCCCCCTTTGGTTTTCTGCCTCGTTTACGCGGTGGGGGTTTTTCGGTATTAGCAACAATAGTATTTTTAGATTTACGTCCTCGTTTTTTAGGAATATTTTCACTCATTTAATATAATTATTTATTCAAATTCAAATTTAAATTGTTTTAATATATATTATCATCTTTTATTTTGATAACATTTTCTACACAATGGAATATAATTATCGCTTCCAATTACCAGTTGCCCACTTTCAGCTGTGCATCTAAAACTATGAATAGCAGGCGTTCCATCTTTACAGATAGAACAGAGTGCAGTGAGTTTAGTTATTTTATCACAAAGAGGAATCAAATCTAACATTTGCCCGAATTTATTACGTTCAAAATCACCATCTAGTCCGCATATGTATATACGTTTTTTCGAATTGTCGATAAGGTGGGAGACCCACGAATAAAGATCTGGGAAGAACTGTCCTTCATTTATAAGTATAACGTCAGTCTCTGCAATTTTATCTTTGTAATCAATATATAGACTTTCGAGGGTTTCTGTTTGCACACAAGGGATCATTATTTTATCATGTGTGGAAAGTTCCGTTTGTGAATATCGTTTGTCTCCATCGTAGTTTATGACCATGGTTTTAAGATTACAAAACAGACTTTGGCGATATATATCAACAAGTTTGCCGGTTTTTCCAGCGTACATACAACCGACAAACAATTCGAGATATGATGACGGTTCCATTGTGCTTATATATTTAATTTTAATTAAATATATCTAAATCAATTTATTTAAAAAATAGTTAATAATGGATAATAATGGAAAGTGTAGAATCAATACCATGGGTTGAAAAATATCGTCCTTCTAAATTTGACGATATTGTATTAGATCCAAATAATAAAAAAATATTATCAAATATTGTTAAAAGGGATCATTTCCCGAATCTGCTATTTTATGGTCCACCTGGTACTGGAAAAACAACAACTATTATAAATCTAATAAATAAATATCAAGAACATTTTAATCAAAAATATAAAGGTTTAATGATTCATTTGAATGCATCCGATGAAAGGGGTATAGATATTATACGTAATCAAATAAGTCATTTTGTAAGTTCAAGTGGATTATTTAATAAAGGTCTGAAGTTTGTAATTTTAGATGAAGTGGATTATATGACAAAAAATGCTCAACAGGCATTAAAATACTTGTTACAAAAATGTAATCAAAATGTAAGGTTTTGTTTAATATGTAATTATATAAGTCGCATCGACGTACCTCTTCAAAATGAGTTTATAAGATTAAGATTTAATCAATTACCAAGAAATGATATTTATAAATTTTTAAAAAATATATCATTACAAGAAGAAATACATTTATCAGATGATTCAATTGTGTCTATTCAAAAATTATATAAATCTGATATAAGAAGTATGGTTAACTATATGCAATCAAATCAAAATCTAGTAGAATCTTACATGATAATAGAAGATGAACAATATAAAAATTTGTCTCAATTGCTTAGAACCGAGTCATTTAATAATTGTCAAGTATATATAAATACCGTATCCAAGAGATTTAATGTGGATAAAAAGAGTATTTTTAAAAACTATTTTAATTATTTAATAACTAATAATATAGAAATTATCACATCTCAGTTATTAAATTTTATAGAAAACGCAATGCATAACGATAGTTGTAATTTAGACCACTACGTAAATTATTGCTTATTAGAATTAATTTGTTTTTTTAACAAACATAGTAAAAAGGGAGGTGATGATGATAATGGTACCGAATAATACGAGTCTATTCTAGTTCTCAGTTTAGATATAAACTCGTTTGGAGGCGAGTTCTTACTTGGATCAAAAAAATTTTGTTTTAATCCATATTCATCAAAATGTGTGAAATTATCTTTGCCGCTACTATATGGAGTATTTCCATATTTAATATCAATAGGCATTGAACGATGAGTTTCCATTTAATCTACTTTGAGAAAATAATTGAAATAGATTAACTTAAAGAAAAAGGTAATAATATTATTAATGGCTATGCAAACAGAGATTCAAGATTGTGATGCTGCTTGGGAAAACTTTTGTCATGATGATTATGTATCAGAAGTAGAGCCAATCATCGACGCTTCGGATGGTCCGTTACAACAGGCGGATTTTCCTAAATGTTCTGATATTTATATATCTACAAAAACCATAATATCATATTTAGATTCTCCAATAAATCTTGAAGAAGTCTTTTGGAAAATTAATGTAAAATCATATTGTTTACCAGACAATGGAGTAATTAAAAAACAAATGAAGTTTAATTTTAAAACGCAAGAAGAGTTAGATTTATTTAATGACAGATTAGTAGATTGTAAATATTATGACGAGCATATTATTAATTCAATCAGAAATCCAGAAGGTAAAATAAAGTTTAAGGACGTTAGAAAGATTACTATTGGAATGAACAAAAAGGATATTTTGAGCTATAGGTGTAAGCGAAAAAGCGCATTCTATAATTGTTTTGTAGTGATATTACGATTAAAGAATGGTGATGACTATAAAGAATCACACGTAAAGGTTTTCAATACTGGTAAGTTAGAATTGCCAGGCATTCAGTGTGATAAATTTCTAAAAAAAATATTGAACAAATTGGTGGATATTTTAAACACGGATTGTGGATTAAATGTAAATTATTTGGAGGGAAAAAGTGAAACAGTATTAATAAATTCGAATTTTAATTGTGGTTACTATATAAACAGAAACCGTTTTTGTGATATTTTGAAATTTAAATATCAATTTCAAACCTCTTATGATCCGTGTTCATATCCAGGAATAATGAGTAAATTTTATTATGATCCAAAATTACAGGAACAGACTGGAATTAAGCCGGATATAAAAAATTACCATAGTGAAATTAGAGAGGTCTCATTTATGGTATTTAGGACTGGGAGTGTTTTAATAGTAGGTAAATGTTGTGAACCTGAACTGCGAGAAATTTATAAATTTATTAAAATTCTTTTACAAAAAGAATATTTAAATATTTATCAGGCACATAAAGGGATCATAAATCATAATGAGTCAAAAAAAATAAAAAAAAAGAAGGTGAGACGCAGGGATATAATAGTAATACAGGGTATTAATTCTAATTGAATATCCAATTAATAATTTTAATGTTGCTATTATTTTGAATTAATGAATCAAATGTAGAATTATATAGTTTAGCTTCTAATGTTTTTTTACTAATGGCTTTATTGCATAATCTTTTGATAAATATTTCAGATAATGCTATTAATTTATCATAATGAATATTTTTAATTATTGTATATTTCAAAAAGTCATTAAAAATATCAAGTTTAGTTGAAAAGTTTGAATCTTTTTCAATATGTAAAAGTTTTTCAGAAAATTTATTTACTTTGTTTATGATCTTTTTAACTTCTCCACTATTATCAAGTAAGTTTTCAGAGTTATTGTCAATACAATAACTCATTAGACAATTAAATATATTAGTTAACAACCGAACATTTTCTATTAACTTAAGTTCTGAATCACACGGGCTATCAAATAATTTTTTAAAATCATTATTTATTTCAAATATTGTTTTTTTATAAACAAATAAAGTTGCATCTTTAGAATTTAATTGTAAAAAACTATGATTATCATCACCGATTTGACCTATAAATTCTACGTAATAATAATAAGATTTTTGACAATGATAGTTTACTAGCTCAAGATTTTTTGTATAAAGTAAAAGTATATTAAAGACGTTTTGCATTGTTTCAATGCCTCTTATTAAAACATACCTTAGGTATTTCTGTTTTTGAATATAAATATTATCTGTTGAAAATAGTAGATATTCGCTAATAAGTGAAGCGTATGTTTTAAAAATTAGACTAAGTGGTTCTGATATAGTACTATTGTAATTTTCGGAATTATTAATACTTTTCATATAAATAGAAATGAGTATTTATTTTAAACTATTTTACAGATAAGTATTTAAAGATTTAAAAAATCTATTAATATAAATGAGTGACGCACAATCAGCAGTTTCTGAACAAAGTAATTATAGATTACCTAGTAATCTTACACTACAACATGCTACTAAATTATGTGTTGTCGACGATAAACCATTAATGATGGATTATTGGACTCTTTCATTGGACAAACAGGTTATCATTGGTGTAAAAGAAAATAATGAAAAACTTTTGGTTAAAAGTGAGGATGAATATACTAGTCCAATTGTTAAAATTTATAAAGTTGAGAGTGAATATTTAGTGATTACTGAAAATTCCGTTTATGTTGTAGATGTAGACTGTCCAACAAAAAGAATTTCTTAAGTTAGTATATAAATGTTTAACATTTTCTATACTAATTCGGCACCCTCTATGAAATCATTAAATTATGTATCTGGCTCAGGAGTCGGTGCTTTGTCGAGAGGAACAAGAGCTGCATTAAAAAGAAGGGCTATTTATGGTGGGGCAACAAATGGTTGTTGTGATAAATCTGTATTTAATGGATATTATTGGGTTATTGTTCAAGATGGCATTCTTAATGGAGCAGAGGTTTATGTAGACTCAACATTTATAGGAAGAACTGATAAAGACGGACGCATAGCTATTCCTGCTAATCTATCAGGAATAGTTCATGTTAAAAACGGTATTGATATGTCAACAGCTCTTCCAAATACTTTAAAAATGGAGTTAAAAATAATAAACCCATTTAGAAATGAAACATTCTATATTAATCCTGTAACTTCGTTAATAAATTGTATTCGTGAAAAGGGATTACAAATGAATAAATCTATTGATGGTTCTAAATTAATGAACTTGTTAGATTTGTCTGAAATTGAAATCAGTAAAATTACAACAAGTAACCCCGAATTAAACAATAAACTGCAAAAAAGTATTGTTAAAATAGCATTGTTTATTAAATATATAGATAAATTTTCAGATAATCAGACACATGTTTGGGATAAAATAGCACAGAATGTTTTAGAGAAAAAGGAACTATTTAATAAAAAATCTATTACAAGAGTCGTTTCAGAATTCTGTAAGGACAAATGTAGCGACAATATTAAAGATGGGATTATTATGGGTGTTGTTAGATCAATTGAACTTATTGATAATGATTCTTTTGATAAGTTAGCAATTAACCAGGCAATGATAGAACGTGACGTTATTCCTATTTTTGAAAAATCATTTAAGAAAAATAAATTAGTTAACATACCAAGTCTAGATGAATTAATTCATAAGAAAACTTCTTTTATATTGGAGGAAGACTCTGAAACAACATCAGACTCTTTTGTCGAACAAGCATTTATTGAACCTCTTAACGAAGTAGTTATCCTGCCGGTTGAGCCAAAACCTGAACCTGTTGAGCCAAAACCTGAACCTGTTGAGCCAAAACCTGAGCCGGTTGAGCCA